CCCGCTTCGGCGGGTTTTTTTATGTCACCACGACGGATGATGGGGGAGGACGGTGCAACCACAATTCACGACTTCACCAATCGGGGCGATCGGGTCTTTGGGAAAGCGCATGGGGATTCCTCCAATACTAAAAGATTCATTCACGCTCACGATCTGACCGTCAGCGGCAGCGTGTGAAGGGCGCGGCATGGCTTTTCCCGAACCCTTCCATTTCTTTTGCATATCGGGAATGAATTCATTGGCATCTTCAAGACGGGTTTGGGTTGCCGATGAAAAGGCGCGCCCCGTTTCGGTGCGGGTGATCATGAGTGCACGGTTCATGCCAATGTTGGCAATGCCGTCGATGGCTTTCGCCGCTTCAAAAGGATTCTTCACGCCCGTCATCACAAACGACAGCTCGGTGTTCATGCGCGGGAGTAATTCAGTGGCGATGTCTTTGATTTTCCCTGTAGTGAACGCGGACATTTTCTCTAATTGGCTGACGTTCAAGACGGGCATCATTCCTTTCGCCATTGTCCCCGTCACAAGTAAGGGTTGCTCGACCAGTTGCCCGCCCAATTCATAAGCATCTTTGAGTTGTGAACCTGTCGCCATTGCCGCTTGATTGCTTGCATCTTTGAGAAGTTGTTTTAATTCGCGCTTGACTTTTTCCAAATGCCATGTTTCAAACTCGCTCGGTGAATTAGCTAACACCCGATTGATTTCTTCCATCGACTGTTTCAAATACCCGATCACCCGTTGATCCGTGACCTTTTGAACGCGGCGAAATTCCTGTTGAATCTCCCGCATCACCCCGTTAGGCGACGGCATCGTCCGTCACCGCGGGTTGTTCAGAATAGAGGTCGTTTTGGGCTTGGGCAAGCATCGCGTTTTGGGCTTTTTCGATCTCGATAGCCGCATCAATATCCACACCCATTTGTGAGGAAATGGTATTGAGAATTTCAATTGCCGTTTCGGGTGAAATGAGATTTTGCTGTAAATTCATTACGATCCCAGCGGTTAATTGTTGGAACGCCGCTGCATATCGACTGTTATCTTTGGGATTCATTTCAGGGAAAATCGCATGGATTTCAGGTGTTTGTTGATTTGGCATACCCATTGCTATGAAATACTGACGTGCGACGTAATTGAGGATTTCTTCAACCATTTGCTTTAATTCACGTTGCCGCATCGAAAAGATTTTGTAAGTCGGATCATCCATTGCTTCAGCGGTCGATCGATTGGCATCGCCGCCTCCCCCAATCCAATGCTCTGGAATGGTATTTCCTGCGAGAATGTGGTTTCTGAAAAGCCGTGCTGCTGCTGCGGATTCATACGCTCCCATCGACGGAGCTTCGGCTTTCCATTCTTCGTTTTCGTTGTGGAATCGGACGCTTGCCGGCTTTGGCGCGGTTGTTGCCTTGGCGCGGGCGGTGATTTCTTCTTGGGTTGCACCCGTGACTTTCACATCCCACATAAAAGTACGGGAAATATTCGCCCGTTCGACCTCGCCAAACATGAAGGTTTCGTAGAGATCGAGCCAATCGAAACTCGCTGCCAAGTCCGAACGACCGCGTTTTGATCCGATTAAGTTATTGATTGCGAAAAAAAAGCATTCGCCGTCGGTGGCGAGTTGGCGTAAATATTGATCCCGTTCTGAAAACAAGGTTTCGTCAGATTGCGAATAAATAATTTTGAGTTGAAAACATTTTCCCGCTTGATTTTGGGTGGTTTTTATGATAACGGGCGATCGTCCGTCATCACTCATGATCACCTCTTCGATATGAACCGCTGGAATGTACCCGATTCGAACCGTTCCCGTGTACGGCGACACGAACATCGGTAAGCACACTTCGCCATAAATCCCTAATTCCCGTATGAATTGAATGAGAAACTTATCCATTTGATTCGTCGGGAAATGCCAAAAGTCATTGACTTTCTGATCGATCAATGATTGCAAATCGGGATCATCGGATGCCACTCTCCACGACACCCCGCCGCCTAATAAATGCGCGACTTTCAACTCGATCATGCGGTTGGCGATCATGTTGTATCCCCACAAATACACCGCCATGTCTTGCATTCGACGCTGATCGTAGGGCATCAGATCGCGGTTTTTGTCACCGCTTAATGGAGTCCAGCCAATATCCTCATTTGCGAAGGTGGTTTGCCCCGCCGCTTCACGCACTGAAAACCATTTTTTAACTGTGGAAATGATTGTTTTTAGCATCGTTTAAGTCCTTATTAGGTGGCGTTTAATTCCGCCCCAAAAACTAGGACGTTCGATGATCGGCGCGGGGTCGATATACGCACCCGCAGATTTGACGGGCGAGTGGGTTATCAACCATGTGATCGACCACACTAGTGCGTCCATGCGGTCAGGTGAACTTACGTCGATGGTTGGGTCCCATGAGCACATCTCATCTTCGAGGTCGTTGAACGTGCCAACGTGGTGGACTTTCCCTTGTTCGTAGAGCATTGAGATGGGTTCAGCGCGGGTAGTTTTTCCAACCGACGCACGCACGCCCGCAAAAGGAACGCCGTCGCCACCATTCGCCCGCAGCATCGATTCAATGAGATCGCCGCCTTGATTGGTTTCGCCGACCACCACGTTGGCATAGAATTTGTGGTATGCCGTAATAATCTCGGCTGCCCATTCGTGAGGCTTGCCTTTCATGGAGTTATCGGCGAGCACATAGTAGTGCCCGTCCTTCCCACGACCCACCACCACGATGCCCGTTTGGTTTGATTTTTCGTTGGCGGTGACTGCGGGATCAACGCCGACCACGATGTGCGTGAGTTCGGGTGCTTTCGTGACGCGAAGCTCATCGATAAGCCCACGATTCCATAGGGCATTTGGATTGTCATCAAGGATTTCTCCATAGAGTTCTTGTCGACCTAAGCGCGTCCCCTCGTATTTTGCAACGATCTTTTCAATAAAGTTACCCGCAAGGTTTTCATGGTTATCATAAGTCGATCCCCGCGTGACAATCACCCGATCATCGGCGACAAGGCTTTTGATTATTTTGGTGGGACGTGGGGTCGTTGTCACCATGAATTGCGGGTGAATGCCTAAGCGCAATCCAAACATCGCGTTGTCGAAGGATTCTTCGGCATACGTCCAAGCCGCTAACTCATCCATCCATAAAAGACAATGCTGTGGACCGCGTAACAAATCGGGTTCTTCGGCGGTAAAAACCATGCCAACTGCGCCGTTGGGGAATTCAATTTTGCGTTCGCCGCGCTTATAAACTGGACGATCTTTGCGGGAATAACAGGACAACAAACCGCTTTCGCCGTCGACCATGACTCCGCGCACGTCAGATGTGGTACGCCCCACTAATGAAACGCGGGGATAATTGCCAGTAGCAACCATGTTTTTAATCCACTCTGCACCCGTCCGTGTTTTGCCAAAACCCCGACCCGCTAAAATCAACCAACCATCCCATTCACCTTCGGGTGGCAACTGATTATCGCGTGCCCAAAACTCCCACGAAAAGAGCATTTCTTCGGCTTCTGCATTGGTTAGATTTGCAATAAACTCAAGTTTTTGACTTTTCGAGAATTGCTGCCAACTTTTCCGTAAGTCGTTGTTTGGCTTCATTGTTAGTTTGTCCATCTTTGAGGGCAGCGGATTCTTGTTTCATGGTGCGGCGTTCAGGCGCGACGAAGCGTTGGGCTTTAGCGTTTGATGATTGGGCATTTGTAATCTTAAAAAGCAGATTCATGCGGGCGAGCGGATCAAGCTGTTCAATATCCTCTTTGGTGATCTCAAGCCAGCCAATCATTTCGTTAAATCTTGCATCAAGAATCAGGTTATTGAACGCCGCCGTATCATGGATTTTATCGCCCACCTCAGTTAGAAAGGCTTCTGCAATCTCGGCGGCGTGTTTTGCTCGCGTTGCGTCATCTTTCATGGATTTAGAGATTCTCCCAGTGGTCGTGCGTGATCGTTCATAGTCAGGTTCGAGGCGTTTGATCTCCGAGTGCAAGCCGTCAATGTCAGAAAAACCATTATTTTCCTGACGTTGGCGAATTCGTTTCAAAGTCTTCTTTGAAAATTTAGTGTCTGCACGCGGTTTTGGCATGATTTTTTACATCTTGCAATCGTTGGTTTTTGCGCAGTCAACTCGCGCTCGCATCGAGTCGAGCTTGTGATCGTTAATTTCCCTTTTGATTGAGTTGATTTCTGCGCGAAGTTCTGCTATTTGCTCTTTCATGTCGATGTACATTGAGCGTACCATCGGGAAAATAATGCCCATGATAATTGCCGCACTAATTGAAAGGATAGTGGGGATCATTTCAGCCGTCATTTTTTGGTTTCTATTTGGGAGGTAAGGGCTTTGGCGATACCGTTTAGAGCCATTCCAACATTCATCACAAATAACCCTGCTAAAAGCGAGAGTAAAATGGCAAGTTTGGTGGCTGGTTTCATTTTGAGAAATCCACTTTATCGGGAATGGAAATGCCAAATGTCCCCGCAATCGTAATGGCTGCGCTCGTGATAAGGCTTGCTGTTTCAGTGGAAAATGCAAAGCCAAAAAGCCCGCCAATAAATAGCACTGCACCACGCCAAGTCGAGGGTTCTTTGAGACGTTCTGAGATGTATTCTGGGTTAATCATACGCTGAAATCCTTGATATTTAAATGATTCCAGTGTATGAGAAGGGACAGGGGAAAGGCTAGGGGAAGGGCTTCATTTTTTTATGATGCTGCGAATTTGGCGTACCGTGAGGTGGTATTTGTGGGCAAGTTCACGGGCGTTTGAACCATTGAATTCAGCGGCTATTGCTTGGTTTCGATAGTGTGTGGAGAGCGCGGTCGCTTTGGGGACATAGAATTGATCGCCGCCGTATTGTTGAGTGATGCGTAGGGTGATTTGATCGGCATGGTGAACCGCTTGAATCGGATCGTTAATGAGCACCATGAGGGTGTTTGCAATGATTTCATTGATCCCGCCAAGTCCTTCGCCCCATTTTTCAGATGCTAATCCCATTTCAAACTCCTAATCTATTGTTTTCAAGTGTTATTTTAACACAAAACCATCCCAAAAAAGCAAGCCTTTTCAAATCCCTTTTCCTTTCCTTGAAATCCGAACTCAAAATCAACTTAAAACCCCTCTTAAAAGCCCTTAAAACACGATTTAAGTGGCTTAACGTTTTCTGGACTTGTCATTTTGCGTTGTGGTTTTTGAACGCCTTAAAACGGCATTAAAAAAATGAAGCCCTTCACCTGACGTTTATGTGGTTTTGATTCTTAAAATGTGCCAATCCCATTTTTCAGGAACAGAATCTCATGACCGCCGACACTGCTGTCGAACTCAAAGACCAAACGGGGATATTCGTCGAAGCATCGGCGACCCCAAACCAATTCAAAATCACTGCGATTTGTGCGGGAAAGTCCAAAAACAATAATTTCTATCCAGATTCGACATTAAAGGAAGCCGTGTCGCTTTTCGAAAGTGCGCGGGTGTTCATGAAGCCAGATGCCCTTCATTTGCAAGGCGGTGGCAAAGACGTGTCCCGATTGATTGGCGGTTTGCGAAACGCGGCTTTCGTCGAGGGCGCAACGCCAGACAGCGGCAGCATCACCGCCACGCTCGTGGTCATCGAACCCTCGATTTCAGCGAAGCTCACCGAAGCCGTTAATGCTGGCATGACAGGTCTTTTTGGGTTCAGCATCGATGCGGAAGGCGATATTCAAAAGCGTGCGGACGGCGTGCGTGAAGCTAAGAAATTCAATCGCGTGCATTCGGTCGATATGATTGTCGAAGCGGGCGCGGGTGGCAAACTCGACGGGTTAATGCGCGAAGCCTTTGGTGGTTTGGCAGCGAATGATGAATCCAAATATGCGGGCAAACCGCCTTTTGTGCCACAACCTCAACCCGTTCCCGCCGCTGCACAACCTGCTGGGATTACGCAAGCCCAAATGTTGGAAGCGATGAGTTCGATGCAAATGGTGACGGCGTGCAAACTACCCGACCTTGCAAAACAAAAGGTTATGGAAGCGTTGCAGGCAAATCCCACGATTGCGAATGCCACTCGACTGATCGAAAGTGAAGGCAAATACCTCGAACAAAACGGTGCTTTCAAAGAAGCCCAACGCACGGATTCATTTGGGAATTTTATTATGGCGGGCGAAGATCAA